ACTTTAAAATCTCTAATTTTTTTATATAATAATGTTAGAGGTATATGGAAAAGATAATCTGCAAGGAGTGCAATCAGGAGTTCGACTCAGATAACGCCCTGCACAAGCATATAAAGGCCCACGGCCTTATTGTCGGCGGTTACTATACTAAGCACCACCCTCGGTATAACAAGCTCAACGGCGACCCCCTCCCCTTCAAGAACAAATTCGATTACTTCAATACTGATTTCTCTACTAGAGCTCAGATGATCAAATGGTGTCACACCCATGATAACAAAGAAGACATAAAAGAATACATACTTAAACAACTAAAGAATAGAGTAGATAAAAAAGAATTAAAGTATGCACCTAATCATCTAGAAATAGAAATAAATAAATTACCGCCAATAGATCTGTACAGGCTTAACTTCGGCGGTTACGTTCAAGCCTGTCAAGGGCTTGGCGTCAATCCATTATATGATAAAGGCATTACTAAAGACTTTTTCCGGAAAAAAGATTCAATAGAAGAAATTCCCATACACATCGACACCCGAGAGCAACAACCTCTTTCTTTTGAGAACAGTAAAAATCACAAGTTGGATTTCGGCGATTACACGATGGGAGGGGATAACTACAATTACACCTTTGTAGACCGTAAAAGCGAAGGGGATTTCAAGGGAACGATGACAGTTGGGTTCGACAGGTTCAGAAAGGAACTTGGGCGCGCTAAACAGTTTGACGCTTATCTATATATAGTCACGGAAAGCAGTATAGAGAAAATAACGAAAAACAATAGCTATGGACCGCACAAATCCAATCTTTCTTATGTATGGCATAACATGCGTATGTTGACCCATGAGTTTCAGGGTCATTGCCAATTTATATTTACAGGAACAAGAACTAACTCAGAATTAATAATTCCCAAATTACTTTATTATGGTAAGCAATTGTGGAATGTTGATTTGCAATATTTTTTAGATAATTATGACATGGGAAATAGGTAAACAATCACCACGAGGAAAATATTCCTCTGATATTAATAATATTATAGCCGCGAAAAAAGGCTTTATCGAAGAAAGAGAAGCAAAGCTTTTGTTATTTGATTTTCTTAAAGGTAATACCACCTTTACTGTGGACATGCTTAGTGGAATAAAATTATTTCCATTTCAACACATGGCTATAAAAGCTATGATGGAGTCTGATTATTTTATGGGAGTTTGGAGTCGAGGTATGTCCAAATCTTTTACTACTGGCATATTTGCATTTCTTGATGCCATTATGAATCAAGGAGTTGAGATTGGCATTATATCCAAATCTTTTCGTCAGTCTAAGATGATATTTAAAAAAATAGAAGATATATTAGCTAAGCCTGAAGCTGCGATGCTAGCGCAGTGTGTTACCCGAAAAGCTAAAAACAACGACCAATGGACTTTGGAATTGGGAGAAAGCCGCATTCATGCGCTCCCCCTTGGAGACGGCGAAAAGCTGCGTGGTTTTAGATTCCATCGAATTATTATTGACGAATTCTTACTGATGCCCGAAAGAATTTACAACGAAGTCATTGTCCCGTTCCTTTCCGTTGTGGAAAATCCAACCGAGCGCGAAGAGCTTTATAATTTGGAAACTAAGATGATTGCTGAAGGAAAGATGACTGAAGAAGATCGTCATTTGTGGCCTAATAATAAATTAATCATGCTATCGTCGGCTTCATATAAGTTTGAATACATGTATAAACTTTACCAGAAATTTGAGAGTTTAATAAGGGGGGAGGTGCCTGAAACCGGGAACGCCCACCGCACAATAATGCATTTTAGCTATGACTTTGCTCCGCAGCAATTATATGATCAGAATTTAATCAATCAAGCTAGGGCCAGCATGAGCCAAAGCCAGTTTGATCGTGAGTTTGGGGCGGTTTTTACTGACGATAGCTCAGGTTACTTTAAAATATCTAAAATGGCATCCTGTACTATTGAGGATGGGAATAGCCCGTGCGTAGAAGTAGCGGGAGAAGCTTCCGATGAATACCTTTTATCTTTTGACCCTAGTTGGGCCGAGACTGAAAGTTCGGACGATTTTGCCATTCAGGTTTTCAAACTAAACAAGAACGGGGAACACGGGACGCTAGTTCATAGCTACGCCCTGTCCGGAGCACGATTAAAAGATCATATTTTTTACTTTCACTATCTACTTGAGCATTTCAATATTATAGCAATCGTGGGGGATTACAATGGGGGTGTACAATTCTTAAACGCCTGCAACGAGAGTAGCTTGTTCAAACAAAGCAATATCGAGATAGGTACTATCACTGCTGAACTTGATAATTTAGATAATTACCAAAAAGCTTTGAGAGAGGCTAGGTCCGAGTATAATTTAAAAAGTAGAAATATATGCGTCTTACGAAAGCCCACCTCCCATTGGATACGGAGCGCTAACGAACTACTTCAAGCTAATTTTGATCATAAGCGAATATTCTTTGGAGCTAGAGCTGTAAACGATGATTATCAGAAGCAAAGGATTAAAAGGATCCCTATTAAGGAATTGACCTTTCTAAGGAATGCGGAAAACAAGCAAACCCGGGCTGCTAAGATGATTGACTTGATAGAGCACCAAGTGGACTTGATAGAGAAAACAAAGGCTCAATGTTCATTGATACAAATAAAGACAACAGCTCATGGAACTCAAACATTTGATTTGCCAGACAATCTTAAAAGGCAAACTGGTCCTGAGAAAGCCCGAAAGGACTCTTATTCTGCGTTGATATTAGGGAATTGGATGATAAAGATTTATTACGACATGCAGAGAGCTCAAGCAGATAATGTGCAGGCAACGTTCGTACCTATGTTCGTGGCTTGAAAGTCTAAAGTTGACTTTTAACTTTTCTTGACTTTTCTTTTACTTTGGTGTATCATAGGATATGTCAAAGCGAAAATATAATAAAAAATCTTCTTATTGGGAAAGGTTCACCCCTAAAGGTCTAGACGAGTTAATGACCGAAACGCAAGGGCAAGAACCCTCTTGGGAGCCTAGCTCAGCAGGAGAGTCTTACTACAAGCAAACTTCTCAAGCTTACGAACGCACTGGGGAAAGTGGGTCTGGCGCGGTGGCCAGAACAAACACCCGCCTTAATGCTGCAGCTATAATGCCCAAGTTATGGAAGTACGCTAACATAAGAGAGGGCATGCTGCCCTATTTTTACTCAAAACAGGGAGCTGATGTCCGTGATTGCATTCTGCTGTGCCAAAAAGCTTATGCTAACATCCCTATTTTCCGTAATGTAATTGACATAATGTCAGAGTTTGCCAATACAGAGTTGTACATAGAAGGAGGCACTGATAAATCTAGAGAATTCATAGACAAATGGTTTCAGAAAATAAAAATATGGACCGTAAAGGATCAATACTTTAGAGAGTACTATCGAAGTGGTAATGTATTTTTGTATCGTATAGATTCTAAATTCACTACGGAAGATTTTAGTAGGATGTCTACAATTTACGGATCTAAGTTTATGAAGCCCGGTGAAATACCTATTCGTTATATTTTACTTAACCCTTATGATATAGCGACGATTCGATCAACTAATTTTCAAGGGCAGGTATATCGCAAGATATTATCCGAGTTTGAGCTAGAGCGCTTGCAGGACCCGAAGACTGATTATGATATTGAAGTGTTTAAGGGCTTACCCAAGCAAACCCAAAAATTAATCAAAGAAGGGGGTTATGGATATGATGGAATATCTATGGAGCTTGACCCAGCGAAGTTAACCTTTTCTTTTTATAAAAAGCAAGATTATGAACCTTTTGCTATCCCTTTCGGGTTCCCTGTCTTGGACGACCTTAATTGGAAGTTAGAGCTCAAGAAGGTAGATCAAGCTGTGACTCGTACAATTGAAAATGTAATTCTTTTGATTACTATGGGAAATACCCCAGACAAAGGGGGCATAAACCCTCACAATTTGAAGGCTATGCAGTCTCTATTCGCCAACGAAAGTATCGGGAGGGTATTAGTAAGCGACTACACTACCAAGGCTGAATTCATTATACCTGACCTAAATCGGGTTCTTGGTCCAGAGAAATACAAAGTCGTAGATCAGGATATTAAAGAGGCCTTACAAAATGTAGTTGTGGGGCAGGAGCGCTATAGTAATACTCAGGTGAAGGCTCAGATCTTTCTTGAGCGCCTCAAGGAGGCTAGGTCAGCGTTCTTAAACGATTTCTTACAGCCACAAGTGAAGCTTATATGCCAAAACATGGGCTTTAGAAAGTATCCGGTAATTCGTTTTCAGGAAATCGACATTAAGGACGAGGTTCAGCTACAGCGAGTCACAACTAGGCTTATGGAGCTAGGGATTCTCACTCCCGAACAAGGAATTCAAACTATCAAAACCGGCCTCTACCCACCTAACGTAGATGTGGATTCAGGGCAAAAGGAATACTTAAAAGACCGACAAAAGGGGTACTATGCTCCTCTCGTTGGCGGCCCCCCGTTGCCGTTCGAGGAAGGGGGTGAGGGCGATGGATCCCCAGAAAACACCAATCAGCCAGAAAGCGAGAGACCTACCGTTCAGGACACTGTTGATGACAAGGGGATTGAGCCCGGGGTTGGGCCAGTCACAGTAGGACGTCCACGAAAGAAAGCTCCAGCAGAATCGGGGAGACCTTCGGGAGCTGGCAATAATGAAAAAATGGCTCTTGCTGATAGGAAGGGGATTCAAGAGACTATCTATAAAACCGAAAATCTCTTTTCTTTCGCTCAAAAAGAAATGAAATCTGCTAACAGTGTAAAACGGCTATCTAAAGGGAAGAAGACTTTATTGGAAGATCTGTGCAAGACAGTTGTGGTGTCCTCTCCAGAAGGTGAATGGGAGGGGAAAGTACGTGACTGCGTTAAGGATTTTAATAAAATAGAAGAGCTGGGCGCCATGCCCGAGATTCTAGAGGCTTCGCAAGAGCACGACTTAGAACTGTATCCAGCCGCGCTCTACTATCATAGCCTGCAGAGCGACAAGGGTTCTCAAAAAGAAAAATAGGGTGTATAAACTTAACAAGTCACAACTTTATCAATTATGGAATTAGATTTTTCAAAAAAAATTAATGAGTCTGGAGATCTACAGAAGATCTTTGCAGACCAGAAATCACGCAAGCAAATTAATGATTTGCCTGATTCAGATTTTGCATATGTATCACCCGGAGGAGGCAAGGACGAGTCCGGCCGAACAGTGCCTCGTTCCTTAAGGTATCTGCCTATAATGGATTGCGCTCACGTTAAAAACGCTTTGTCTCGACTCCCTCAAACAAAGATATCCTCAGAGGCTAAAGCTTCAGCATTAGTAAAGATAAAAAGCGCCGCCAAGAAATGTGGCGTCGAAGTAGCTGAGTCTGATGCGAAAGATTGGGAAAAGACCGACGAGAAAGAACTCAAGAGGGACGACAAGAAGGAAAAGAAGGAACATCACAAGGACGCCGTTAAAGACGATAAAGACAAGCTAGCTAAACTTAAAAAAGAAAAGCCATCCGAAAAGAAAAGCGTCGAGACTCATGATCTCAAAAAAGACATGAAGTACGACAAAGAGGAGGAGTCCAAAGGAGCTAGCGAGAAACAGAAGGCTGCCAGAGACGCCTTTATGGAGATGATAAAAAAGAAAAAAGAAGGTGGCAAAGATGACGAAAAAGCCGACGACAAGGAAGACAAAAAGTCGGATGAGAAAAAAGAATCTAAAGGCGCCAGCGAGAAACAGAAGGCTGCTCGCGACAAGTTCATGGAGATGATAAAAAAGAAAAAAGGAGGCGACAAAAAGGACGATTCGGACAAGAAAGACGATTCGGACGAGAAAGACGACGGAAAGGGAGACGACAAGAAGTC